AGATAATTTTCTGAAGAATGTAAAAGGTAATATTCTTTACGTCGATCCTAACAATCTGGATGCGACCGATGGTATTGAGAACCAGGGCAACTCTATGGGTCGTCCGTTCAGAACAATTCAAAGAGCTCTGATTGAAGCTGCTAGATTTTCGTATCAAAAGGGAAAAGATAACGATAGATTTGAAAAGACAACTATTTACTTAGCACCTGGTCCTCATCATATCGATAACAGACCTGGGTGGATTCCAACTGGAAGTAATAATTATACATTAAGAAGTGGTGTAACTTCTAATGATTTTAGTGCATTCAGTAACACATCTAATTTTAATATATTTGATACAAACAATGCCCTTTATAAGGTAAATAGTATTCATGGTGGTGTTATTGTTCCAAGAGGTGTTTCTATTGTTGGACAGGACTTAAGAAAGTGTGTTATTAGACCACTCTATGTCCCAAATCCAGAAAATAATCTGATTGAAAGAACAGCAATATTCCGAGTAACTGGTGGTTGTTATCTAAACTCTTTCACTATCAAGGATGCAGATCCTAATAAACCATGTTTTAAAGATTACACTACAAATACATTTAAACCAACATTTTCACATCATAAAGTAACCGTATTTGAATATGCTGACGGCAGAAATAATGTAAACATTGAAGATGACTTCTTAACATATGCAACTGATCGTTCTGATCTAGACATGTATTATGAGAAGATTGGTCTTGTTTATGGTCCTGGAAGTGGACGTGAGATTGAACCTGATTATCCCTCTGGTAATGTAGATATTAATCCTAAGATCGACGAATATAGAATTGTTGGACCAGTGTCTGGTTCGGTTGGTATCAGTAGCATCAAGGCTGGAGACGGAGTAACTGGAACAACTGTTATTGATGTAGAACTTTCCGATGGTATTGAAGGACTTAATACTGATACAAACGTTATCATCAATAATGTAACTGATGAAAAATACAATGGTACGTATCTGGTAACTGAGATCACATCAACAAATACGAATGGTGTCACTGGTTTCAAGTACGAAGTTCCACTCGTTCCTGGTGAACCACTTCCTAATCCTGCGGGATCAAGTATTGAACTTTCTACGGATACTGTCACCTCTGCGTCACCATATATTTTTAACGTATCTTTGAGATCGATTTTTGGTATGTGTGGTATGCATGCAGATGGAAATAAGGCTGATGGTTTTAAATCCATGGTTGTCGCACAATACACTGGTGTCGGATTACAGGTAGATGATAAGGCGTTTGTAAAATATAATTCGAATAGTGGAACATTTGATGACTTTACAACAGTTCCAAATCTTCATAAAGATATTGATGCAGTTTATAGACCAGATTACATCAATTTTCATATCAAAGCATCTAATAATTCACTGATTCAGTTAGTATCAATCTTTGCTATTGGTTATGCGAATCAATTTGTAGTTGAGTCTGGTGGTGATTTCTCTGTCACTAACTCAAACTCTAACTTCGGTCAGACTGCTCTTGTATCGAAGGGTTACAAAGATAATGTATTTGAGCAAGATGATGTAGGTTATATCACACAAGTTATTCCTCCTAGAATAAGAAAACCTGAATCTTCTACAATTGAATTCTCAGCAATTGATGTATCAAAAACTACTTCTGTTGGTGACACATCGAGACTCTATCTTTATGAAGAAACAAATATAGATGAGCCACCAATCACCACTATTCAGGGATATAGATTTGGTGCAAGAGATCAGGATGCATTAAAAGCTATCATCCCAGATGGTGGGGTGTCAAAAGAGTATCGTGCCAATATTATTATGCCGAATACAGTTTATGCCACTGAAAAGGCTCAAGGTAAAAAAACTGTAAGAGTTGGAAGACAAGTATCCACTGGTAATAGTATTGCAAATAGTACTTTTACCTTCACGGATGATCATCAATTTATTCAAGGGGAATCTGTCAGAATTATTTCTAACGATGGTAGATTGCCTGATGGTCTCGAACATAATAAAGTTTATTTCGCTATCGTAGATGGACTTAATGGTGATCAGATTCAAGTCGCACAAACTTTGAATGATTCTCTTGTAGGAAATAAAGTTACCATCAACAATCTCGGTGACACATTGGTGGTTGAAAGTAGAGTGAGTGACAAAGTTGCAGGTGATGTTGGTCATCCCATTCAGTACGACACCACAGAAAATCAATGGTATGTAAACGTATCTGGAGACTTAGATGATAACAATTTATATGGTAAAATTGTAGCGGGTGGTCTGGGTGCCGCATCTCCTAGAACTTTCGTAAACAGACCAATCGATAATAGACAATCAACAGATAGAATTTACCAGGTGAGATTTGTTATCCCAGCAACAACTGGAACTGACTCTGCAAGACCACCACTTGACAGTTTCATTCTTCAGGAGTCTGGTGATGTCACCGGCGCAACTGATACTGAGGTAGCACTGGAGTTTAATCCAGGTTCTGTTACCATGAGTAATGATGCTCAGATGAGAAACTTTAGTTTTATTGCTGATGCAAATTATGAAGCAGGTATTGCATATTATACCAGTGAAAGACCGCACCAACTTTCAATTGGATCAACTGTAGAAATCAATAATGTAACTAGTTCTAATTTCCCAACAATTGGTGCCGGTAATTCTGGATTTAATGGTGTATATGAAGTCACTGGTATTTCTAGTGCTAGGACATTTACTGTTAATCAAATCAAAATAAATCCTGGAACTTTTACAAATGATACATCTCAAAGAACAACTTCTCTCCCAACATTTAAGAGAAAAGACTATCTCGGAAATTACCTTTGTTATGATGTAACAACGGTAAATGATTATAAAAACGGTGAGCAAGATGGTATCTATTATCTGAGTCTTATTAATTCTGATCAAAAACCTACAGTTGCACCATTTAATAATGAAGATTTTGCTTTCAAACAACCTGTTAGAAATCTCTACCCTCAATTAGATAGAGATAACCCTACATTAGATGTACCACCATCTGCTTGTCATGCACTCGCTAGTAATATTGGTGAGGTTAAAATCAATGATCCAAAAAATAGTGTGACGAAAGAAACTATTGAGGATTATTTTACAGATATGGGAGTTGGTGTTGGTATCACTGACATTGTTTCAAATAATGTAGGTACTGCATATACTATATTCACTGATTTTGACCACGGTTTAGCAAGAATTACAAAACCTGTTATTGATAATGCAGGTGCAGGTTATGGTGATGGTTCTTCTACGATTCAGTATTACTATAACGCAATACTGGAAAATACATCTCCTAGTTCTATTGGAAGAAACGCAACCGCGTTGGTCACTGTGGATGGTACATCATCTGGTGAAATTATTGATATTGCTATCATGGATGGTGGTAGTGCATATGTTGAAGGTGATACCTTCAGAGTTGTTGGTATTGCAACGACAACTGGATACTCAGCAGCGACTGGTTCAGTAAATAAAATCTATGATAACAGAAATGATACCATTATGGTTTCTGGTATCAATGACTACGACGGTAAAGCATATAACACACAATATAGAATTACCTCAATATCTGGCTTAAAAGAATTTGAAGTCGAACCACTAAAACATTCTAATCAATATGGTCCAGGTATTACAACAACTGGTCTCGGACTTGCGGTATGTGATCCTGGTAGTTTCTCGGTTGTAGGTCCTTCATATGACATTGAAAGTTTTGAATATAACAAAAATGTTGGACTTGCAACTATCACTACAACATATGCCAATGAATTCCGTGTAAACAATGCTGTAAGAATTAGTGGTACAGCACATAAGAATTTCAATGGATTCCATGAGTGTGTCGATAAAATTGGATTGACAACTGTCGTATTAAATGTTGGTATTAAAACCGTAACTCCAAGTCTGAATGCAGACACTGGTAAACAGATTAGACTACATTCGGGTGGTATGTATGTAAATGGTGGTGATCTTGTGGTTGGTAATGGTAAACTTCATGGAAGAGAAACCCCAATTTATGCTGGAATATCTACAACTCTTTCAACAGCAATCACAAGTAAGACAACTGACATCATAAATGTCAACAACATGACTAACTACGCGTTCCATATTGGTGATTTTATCCAAGTCGATGATGAAATTATGAGAATTAAGAGAACCGTAACAAGAGTCACTGGCGATACTGAATTAAGAGTCTTTAGAGGAGTATATGGTAGTATTGCTGATACTCACGTTGTGGGTTCTATTGTTAATAGAGTAAGATTCTATCCAATTGAGTTCAGAAGAAATTCAATTATTCGTGCATCTGGTCATACTTTTGAATACATTGGTTATGGACCTGGTAATTATTCTACTGCGTTTCCAAGTAAACAAACAAAACAATTGACACTTGATCAACAAATTAATGTACAATCACAAACCACGAATGGTGGTATTATCAATTATACTGGTATGAATGATAGAGGTGACTTCTACATTGGTAACAAGAGAATCGCAGCAATCAGTGGAAGGGAGCAGGTATATGATACTCCCATCCAAACTATAGAAGGTGAAGATCCTTACACCGTAGGTGTTAAAAATGAAACTTCTGAATTTAACTATGTTGAAGGTTCTGTATTAAAAGTTGCAAGAAACTTCGTTGTTGATGGTGGAGATTCACGAAATATTCTCTCAGAATTTAATGGTCCCGTTCAATTCTCACAAAAAGTAACCAATACATCTGAAGAAGGATTTGAGGCAAATAGTCTATTCCTTCAAGGTAATGCAACAGTTTCTAGACAAATAACTGTTGGTATTGCGAAACCAACAAATGCTGGTAATCCTGGTGATATTGTTTACAATGCAAATCCAACAAATGGTGGTTATGTGGGCTGGGTTTATACAACCAGCAATGAGTGGAAGACATTTGGTACTATCGATTCCTGATAAATAAAAATAAAACTTAGTTGGGGGAGAGTGAACCCAAATGGCAATCGATAAGGATTTTGTCATAAAGAATGGCATAGAAGTAAACGAAAACTTACTTTATGCTGATTCGGACACAGGAAATGTTGGTGTTGGTACAACCGAGGCTGACAAAAAATTAGTTGTCATCGGTGACGCTGAGGTAAGTTCCAATTTATCTGTTGGGACAACTATTACGGCGGAAAATGGTGTATTCTCAGGTATCCTAACTGCCTATGATGGTTTGGATATCGGTCTTGGTGGTACTTTTGTGTCGGCGAATAAGGCCGATAAAAAGATTGGTATCAACACAACTTCTCCCAGATATACTCTCGATGTCATAGGACCAGTATCGACTGGAACAACTGCAGAATATATTTACGGTGACTTAGAAGTAACAGGTAATATTAAAGGAAAAAATATATTTGGTCAAGTTGCGGCTGGTGGAACTGTAGTATTTGAAGATGTAACAGTATTAAATGTACTTGACGCAAATAATGCGGAAGTTTATACAAAATTTAACATTCAAGAGGTAAATTCTAATACCTTCAGATATCTAACAGCTGGTGATCCTCCTGGAATTGGTTTTACTCAAAACACTGATAACCCAGAACTCTACCTACAAAGAGCTGCTAAGTATGAGTTTCATGTAAGTTCTGCTGGTTTCCCATTCTACATCAAAACTACACAATTAGCTGATTTAAACGATCAATATAGTGATGGGGTTGAAAATAATGGTGCTCAAGTCGGTGTTGTAACCTTTAAGGTTCCATTTAACGCGCCAAATAAATTGTATTACCAAGCATCTAATACTCAAGGTATGGGTGGTACCATTTATATCAATAATGACTATAAGGATCTTGAAGTTGGTGTATTAACAGTTACAAAATTCTTAGACAGTAAATTACAAGCCGATTTTGAGAACATTTACGTCTCTGGTATTGGTACAATTAACAATCTGAAGGGTCCTCAGAACTTCAGTGTTAGTGCTGGTATTTTGACTGTTAGACAAGATCAAACAGCGTTGATTGGTGTTTCGACAGGTGCTGATAGGGTATCTGTTCAAGAAAAATCTGATGATGTTGATTATCAAGTTCCATTTACTGAAACTCTAGGTATTGGTTCGGTTTATCGAAATTTATATGTTGACTCCCAAAATGGACAACTAAAATATAATCCATCAACAAACACTTTAACTGTTGATAAAGTAACCTCTACATTAACAGGAAATGTCACTGGTGTATCTACTGGTTCGAATAAAGCACTGATAAAATCGGCAACTGGAGACGTAGAGAAAAATATAACATTCGTTGATCAAAGCATTGTTGATGAAGATTATGCTCATCTAAAAATTGACTCTCAAAAAACGTTTACATATAACCCATTTTATGATAATTTAACTGTAGGCAGTATAAAAACAGGAGTTGTAAGTGGGGTATCCACTGGTTCGAATAAAGCACTGATAAATACGGCAAATGGAAACGCAGAGAAAAAAATAGTATTCGTTGATCAAGACATTGTTGATGAAGATTATGCTTATCTAAAAATTGACTCTGACAATAAAATTACATATAATCCAGACAAAGATAGACTGACCGTAACCAATATCAAAGGTGCAGGTGATAATATCACTGATCTTAATGGTAGTAATATTACTCAGGGCACGGTTAAGTCTGATAGAATGACAGATGCAACAACATCTGTTGCTGGTGTCGTTCAATTGAATGATACTTATCCACCTGTTGGTACTGCAACTACTATAGCTCCAACGATAAACGTTGTAACACAAGTTTATAATGAAGCGGTCGCAGTAATACCTGCAGGCACTCAGATGTTATTTTGTCAAGCTGCAGCGCCGACTGGTTGGACTCAAAACAAGAATGAGGCTAATGTTCATAACAAAGCATTGAGAGTTGTCAAATCTGCCGGCGGTGGTGGTGGAGGATCGCAATCTTTCACAAGTGCATTTTCAAAATCCAGATCAGTTCCATTACTTCAACACGCACACGGTGTTGATGTAGGAAATCAAAGTGCTAATCACAATCATGGTGTGGCTATAGGCGAAAATGGTACTCATGCTCATTCTTATAATGGTGGTAACCATAGTCATGCAATAACCGACGATGGCCACAAACACACTCTAAAAGGTGGTGGATCTAATGACGACTCTGGTAATAATGTTCCAGCTAGTAACAATAATGGAAAAAGCCACTCCTCAACAAATAAAGTAAAGACTGGTATCAGTATTGATGAGGCAGATATTTCAATCGCTATACAAGGCAACGGAACACACAAACACGGTGTTAATGTAGGAAATCAAAGTGCTAATCACAAACATACTGTGACTATAGCTAAAGAAGGGACAGCAGGTGCTTCAATGAATTTTGAAGTCAAATATATCGATGTTATTCTTTGTAAAAAGGACTCCTACACTGATTGATCGGGAGGTAATGTATTGATAGGGGGATGAGGTGTAATTTGAGCCTGAACAATCCCCTGATTTAATGCATGTGTGTATAATTTTTGATTTCTATCATTTGCTGCAACTGTTTCGTTTCTAAAACTTTCTACTGCAACTGTTGTTCCTCTTGTCTTTTGAGCAATTTCAATAGACATCATTGGCATCCATGAAACCGCACAATTCCATTCATCTACTTCTTGTCCACTCTGGGGATCTGTACCTCTAACCTGAGTATACCAAGCACATTTATGCTGAACACATTTCTTTTTAATTAAAGGACAAAATTCACCATTTTTCATCTTGTTAAATACTGAATGATTTGAAAATATTTATCTGGTCATATTATAAATATAACTAACGGAAGGGAAATCATAGGTAATGTCATTACTTAGGGCTGACAAAATTGCCAATAAGAATAATAACTCGGGTCCTATAATCTGTGGACCTTCGACTGTTAGTGGTAATTTTGTAGTTACGGGAATCGCTACAGTCCTGGGTCTTGGTGTTACAAACAGTATTTTAGTCGGTCAAGCAGTTACAACAAAATATCTTACTGTTTCTAATGGTGCGAATTTATTCAATTCAAATCTGACTGGTATCACCACCGCAGGTATTATAACCCAGGCAACTTACTTCGGTGATGGTGTTAATTTAAGTGGTATTGTAACGCAAATTGTTGCAGGTACAGGTATCAATATCTCCCCTAGTGATGGTAAGGGAAGAGTCACAATAAATGCAAACAATGTCCCTAAAGCGGACTTTGCAACAAATGCAGGACTTACAACTGACATCAAAGGTGGTCAGGCTGGTGTTGTAGTATATCAAGCTGATGCAAATGAAACAGCATTTACTGCAGTAGGTCAAACTGGTCAAGTTCTTCAGTCAAACCATGCTAATGCTCCTACTTGGGTTTCCATTTCACAAATTAATGTAGCATATGCTGATAGTGCAGGTATAGCAACTGACATTAAGGGTGGTTCTGCTGGTAGACTCTTAATTCAAACTGCACCAGACAATACTGATTTCTTACCAGTTGGTCCTTCAGGTAATGTTCTTCTTGCTCAAGGAACGTCTAATCCAATCTATATTGATCCGAAGGCTCAACTTGATGTAAGATATGCAAAACTGGCAGGTATCACTACCAATCTTGACGGTGGTTATATAAAAAATGGAACGACTTTACAAGTAACTGGATTATCAACTTTTGGTAATAATGTTAATATTACTGGAAATTTAGATGTTGATGGTACCACAGAACTTGATGGTCTTAATGTAGATGGTACTACCACTTTAGATGATTTAACTGTAGGAAGTACTTTATCCGTAAGTGGAGTATCAACATTTACTGGTTTTGCTACTGCAACTGGTGGAATGGCTGTTAATGGTGGTCTTACTGCCGATAGTGCTAAAGTTAGTGATTTAAGTCAATATAGAATTGTAATAGCTGGTGCTGGTGGAGAATTAAGGGATGATATAAATCTTACCTTTAATGGGTCAACACTTTCTGTAGGAAAAGATCTTGATGTAGATGGATATACGGATTTAGATGATTTAGTTGTTAGTGGTATCACTACATTAGGTTTCACAACAGTTGGTACTGAAGGTTTATATGTTTCAGGTATTTCATCTATTGGATCTGGAATTTCGATGTTCCCGACATCGGGTATTGTCAGTGCGATCGCATTTTATGGTGATGGATCAAATCTGACAAACGTAAGTGGTGCAGTATCTGTCACAAACATTCTCTACGTTACCGTTGATGGTAATGATGAAAATGATGGTTTCCTTATTTCAAGTGCAAAGAGAACAGTTGGTTCTGCATTGACAATCGCAGATGAAAGCACGGTAATCAAGATTTTTGCTGGTAATTATACTGAAAATAATCCAATCATTCTTCCAGAACAGGTAACTCTTCTGGGTGATAGTTTGAGAGAAGTCTCAATCATTCCTCAAAATCCTGATAAAGACTTAATTTATGTAAGTAATGGTAATTACGTTGAAAACATGTCCTTCACAGGGACATTGGATGAAGGAAAGGCAATTATAGCATTCAACCCAGACAAACCATCATATGTGACACAGGGTCCATACATCAGGAATTGTACAAACTTCATCTCCAATAGTATTGGTATGAAGATTGATGGTAGACATGTCATTGGTGACACGAGAGCAATGAACGTTGACTCTTATACACAACTTAATCAGGGTGGTATTGGTGTTTCGATCTCCAATGAAGGTTATGCTCAGTTAGTTTCTATCTTTACCATTTACAATGACCAAAGTATTGTTTGTATTGATGGTGGACAATGTGATTTAACGAACTCTAACTCATCCTTCGGTAGATTAGGTCTTGTTGCTGATGGTCTTGGACCACAGATATTCATTGGAACTATTACAGAGGCAAAGGCAGCAGAGACAGATATATTTGAAATTGACTGTAGTGTAGATAATTTCTCTATTAGTGGTGCATTATACGATAACGTTACTGGTCTGACGACAATTACGACATCAACTGATCACGGTTTTAATGTCGGAATGTCAGTTACCATGAAGGATATGACCTTCACCTGTGATTCTCAACTTCCAGTAACATCATATAATGTGTCAAATGCAATTTATAATGAAGTAAGTGGTATTATGACTGTTACAACTACAGTCGATAATAACTTCTATGTTGGTGCAAGTGTTACTTTTGCACAATTAACTTTTAACTGTGATTCTGGTGGTGGGGCATCCAATGGAATATTCCCACCTGCACCTGGCGATAACAACGGTGCAGCAAGACATGTATTTGATGTTTTGACAGTTGGCACTTCTACGGAATTTACAGTTAATGTTGGTCCATCTACAATCGCTCACACTTATGTAAGTGGTGGTAATGTAAGTATCAGTACATTTGCACCGTTCCCAAGTGGTGCTTATGGTAATATCTTTACTGTTGATTCGGTAGTCGGTCCGACGACATTTACAGCGTATGTTGGTGCTTCTACGTTACCTCATACATATGTCAGTGGTGGTGATGTAGAAACTTTTGTCACCAGACCTTACGATGGTCAAGTTGTGTATCTGGATGCATTGTATAATTCGATATCTGGTGTAACCATCACAAATGGTGGTTCTGATTCAGAGTATACTAATGCACCAAATGTTACATTCTCGGCACCATCTGAATCCTGGGGTATCACTGCTACTGGTGTCGCAAGATTGACAAATGGAAAAGTATCATCTGTTGATATGATTTCAAATGGTAGAGGTTACACTGGCACTCCAACAGTCACAATTGATGGTTCTGCTACTGGTACATGTGACATCTTACCTACATACTATGTGGTAAGTAGTGCTACTCCTATTGTTGGGGGTATCTCTACAGTCACCTTTACCGAAAGGGTACCTTACGCGGTTGGTGTAGGAACAACAGTTCCATTCTTCAAACAGA